AACTGTCTTGCCCTTAAACTCATCATCATCACCCAAAGCTTTCAAGAAATTTTTTATCATTGGAATTACAAAAATAAGCAAGGCAACCCCGACAGCCACCCCGCCGACCGCCGTACCGGATTGAGGGGAACCTAGAAATGTTTTAAAGTCTTCATGCTTTCTTAAATCCTTTAACGCTTCTTCTTCACCTTTTGTTACCTTTGTGAGTGAGTAACCATCGGGAATTAATGCGTAACGACCTGCTCGTGGCATTAGACAAGTCCTGTTTCTTTTCCTGTAAGATAGACCAACACCAGTCTAACAAGTAATTGCTCCACGCTTCGTTTGTCATTAAACCAGGAGGGGAACTCGACATTGTATATCGTAGTGCTCATTATCTATAAACACGCATGCTACCTAATTTTAAAGAAGCAGCACCTATTGCTCCAACCATCTCATCTAATTTCCTTTTACTTATAGGTATTTCACTTGCGCCTTGATAAGCTAATTTATCTAAATATAAATCAAGAGCTTGTTGCGTTTCACCTTTTCTTTCATCTGGTATATCATTACCAGGTTCTAATCTGCACCATTTTTTATATGGAGGAAATAAACCAGATTGAATTCTATTAGCAAATCTTTGAACAGAATGAATTGCTGTACTATCAAACACTCTAGACATTTTACTTTGTCCAGGAACATTACCTTCATAATAACCATCATATAAATTTCTTTGAGGTAAAGCATACTGATAACACTCTTCATAAATAGATCTCCAATTTTCTTTTGCAGCAAATGCTTTTTTGTGTCTTGATAAAATTTCTTCTGGTTTTAAATACATCATGCTGATGCCTTATTGTTAGCAGCAAAACTAGCAGCTGCTTGTTTGTTTGCAAATCCCCATTTTTTTAATGCAAGTTTTAATCTTGTTGGTTTTCCATCTTTCATTAATGGGCCAGGTACTTTAGAAAACCTTGCAGCAAACGAGATCCTTCTAGGGTTTTTACCTTTTGATACAGGAGCTTTTAAATTTGATCCTTCTGTTTTTTTAAAAAAAGCTCTGCCTCTTTCATTTAAACCACCACTAGGATTTTTATGTTCTTTTGAATAACCCATTAAAATATTATTGCTCCTAAAATAAAAACAACAATATAACTTCCAATTATTTTTTTATTATTCAATCCTTCTTTAATCCAATGCTTTGGTGTTCTTCCATAAATCATCATATTAATATACCAATCCCTTCTTTCTGTTTTTTCTACTCATTTTCTTTTTTGCTTGTTTGGCTGCTTTCTTTCCAGCTTTTGTATAAGGATATTTCTTACCAGCTACATTAGGCATTATACTAATCCTTTCTTTCTTTTTTTTCTTGGAAAACCAGCTTTCATATTTGCATAAGCCTCATCACTTATTGTTGATTTAGATTTTGATTTCGATGTGCCAGATTTTTTTTTTTGGTTAATATTATAGTAAAGGCCCTTCTTTGCCATTTTACCAGATTTAGTTTTATGATAGCCTGGCATTATTCTTCCTCTCTTTTTTGTTCTGCTTGACATTTGCAATTCTCTTTGCAGCTACAAGTTTTTTTTAATTTAATAAATCTAGGATTACGATTGTACTCTGGTATCTCTCTATCCATATTAAGCTCCTAAAGTTTTCTTTCCTGTATCTCTAGGGTTCCTTACCATGTTTGTATCACCTAGATTAGAGTTAGAAGTAATCAATGAAGATCCTCTATTTGATTTTCTTTTTCTACTTACTTTTCTTCTAACTAATTTTTTACCTTCTGGTTCAGTTGTTTTTTTTACTTCTGTTCTTCTTTCTTCAATAGCAGAAGTTGGTGACGATGTACTGCTACTTCTAAAAGGTTTAGTTATAGCTTTTTTAATTATTCTTGCTGGTGATCCTCCCATTATGTGTACCTCTTATCTGTATCCATAGGATTACGAGTTAATGATTTGACCGGTGTCATGTTATTCGTAACTCCTAATGCTGGATTGTTTCTGTCATCTGCAAATAACAATTTAGCATTTGTTCTACGAGATCTAGATCTTGCAGCTATTTTTCTTTTTTCTCTAGCCTCATTAGCATCAGCCCTTGCCTCTCTTTCATCTAACAACTTATTAGATGTTTCCACTTGTTTAGGTGGTTCATATTTTGGCATTTTGAATAATGATCCCATAGTTTTAAAAGTACCTCGCAAACATATTATAGTCGGAACCATCCACACCATAGTGTTTTAAAATTCCTTCATTTACAAAATATATGCTTTTTATCCATTTGAGAGCAGAAACATTTAAAGAACTGACAGTTACTTGTAATCTTTTTAATTTTAGATCAGCAGCTGCTAACTTCATAAACTGTAAAGCACCTTTATGAAATTTTATTTTATGTTCTGAAATTTTTTTTTTATCAGGTATCAGCCATAACTCTGCAACTCCTGGCCAATAAGGAACTACACCAAAGCAAAGCATGGGTTTACCATCATCAATAACACAGTAACCATAACCTTGTTCCGATGCATGATCCATATACTCCAGGTAATTAGGTTGAGATAAATTTAATTTATCAAATTCATTTAGATCCATAATCTTTAATAGATAAGATCTAAAAGGAACTACACTAATCTTTGTTCCTTGGATCTTGAATATCTGTTCTAGTTTCTGTAGGTTCATTTATTTCTTCTGCTGTTGCTCTGGTTCCTGGTTGATGTAATACAATGCCTTTCCATTTATCATCTTCAACTTCTACAATTTTTTCTTCTAGAAGTTTAACATCACCCTTTTCCCAAACTTTAATTAAATATTTTTTTATCATGCAAATATATCAAAATCTGCACTAGCTACTGATGCTGTAAAGTTTTTATTACCACCTCTTGTTAATCTTTTATGTTCACCACCACCTAATAATAAATACATAAAAGCATCACCGACATGGGAATGCTCATTCTTATTTGGTTGATCTTTAAATCTCTCACCACCAGAGATCTGAACTCTTTTAAAATGATAGCCACCAGATAATGCTTTTCTTAATCGCTTACATCTTTTATCAACTAACAATCCAGGCTTACCTTGGATTAACCTATTCATTGGAGCTGCACCAGCCTCTCTACGAACTCTAAAATCATTCGTAGCTGTGGGCCTAGCAACTAATCCTATTGTTCTTAAATGATCAAATGCTGTAACTTCAAAGATCTCATCTCTCTTCTGTCCAGCTGGATCACCCCAAACTAATACATCATACTTTGGAAATCTTGTTTCTAATTCACCTTTCAACATATAACCAAATCTTTCCAGGCCCATATCAAATGTTACAAGCTCATGAAGTATTCGCCATTGTCCATTAGGTAACTTCTGACCAAAGATAGCAGCTGGAGTTAAACCAAAGTCAACACCTACATGGATAGGGTATTGAATATCTGGTTCCAGGAATTCCTCTGTCATTAATGTGTCATCGTATTCGGACATAACAGGCTTACCCTCTTGCACATAAGTGTACTTTCCCTGGGCATAACATCTAATCCAATCAATATTTTTGCCGAGTAAAGTCTGCTCGTAATATCCGGCTGTTAAATTTTTTTGATTTTCTGCTGTAGGGTTTTGCATCCACCATTTGTTTGCAGAATAAACAAAACCATTAGCCTCTGGATTTTCTGGCAGCTCATCCTGGATAACTTCTTCAACAGCTCCTGGCTGCTTAAAAAATTTCCAAGCAAACTTACCTTTCATCTTTTCTTTCTCTGCAAGTCTGTACCACCAATGATCATCATCCATTGGGTTAGTATCCATAATAATAAATCTATTAGTAGATCCACCATCAGCTTTAGTAGGATACCTTCCAACTCTGTGTGTTAATCCATCTATAACAGCTTTAGGCAGCTCTCTAGCCTCATTAACCCAAGCTCCTGTCAATTCCATTGATAATAACTTTCTAACATCTTTAGGTTGATCAAGGGCTAGGAAGATAACTTCACAATCTATACCTGGAGCATTATCTCTTGCCGGTAATTTAATGTGATGTGTTAATGGAGGTGACCATCTAAATGCACCCCAAATGTTCTCTGGAAATAACTCTTGCCATGTTTTAATAGTAGTTGTCCTCAACTCCGGATAAGAATTACGAACTACTACGAACCTAGAATACTTGATCCCATCACGAGGACTTTGTACTTGATTAACAGCTTTGATCATAATCTCTGCTGCACAAGCATAAGACTTACCAGAACCCACCGGCCCCATTAATCCTCTTACAAAACTTTTATCATTTAAAAATTTCCAAACAGTAGGGGATGTACTAAAGTCTAGATTTAGATTTGCTATTGCGTTACTCATTCTTTTCCTAACATTAATAATATTACAGCTTTTAATTCT